AAAATAAGTGCCGATATATTTTTTTATGTCAATTATTATTCGTATATTAGTACTGTAATTAAAACGATAAAGAAATGAAAAAAGTAATATTTGATTTAGACGGAACTTTAGCCCTCATCGACAAGAGGAGAGCTATCTCTACTAAAGACAACGGTAAAATGGATTGGGACACTTTCTTTGATCCTAAGAACATCGATCTTGACTTACCACATCAAGCTGTAATTGATATGGCTAAAGTACTTAAAGACTCTGGTCACATGATTGTTATTTTTAGTGGAAGATCTAAAGCTACTAAAGATGCAACAAATGCTTGGTTAAAGAAATTCGATGTACCATGTGATGTATTAAAGATGAGACCTACTAGCAAAGACTTTCAGTTTATGCCAGATGACGATCTTAAGAAGAAATGGTTTAACGACTTATTTCCAACACAAGATCATATTGATGATGTAGTTTGTGTATTTGATGATAGACAAAAAGTAGTTGATATGTGGAGAGATATGGGTTTAACTTGTATGCAAGTTGCTCCTGGTAATTTTTAAAATAAAAGATATGAAATTTAAAGACTTAAAATTTAAGAAACAAACACACGGCGGTGTCGGAACTGTTGTAGAATTTAAAGATATTTCAGTAAGTATTCAGGCTGGTAATTTTGTCTATAGTACTCCTCGTGAAAATCTATTAGATTCTAGTATGTACTCATCATTTGAAGTTGCTGTATTCGATAAAGAAGGTAGATTTATTACTGAAAAATTTATTGAAGATTGTAGTGATGGTGAAGTTTCAGGATGGACACCTAAAGAAAGAATAGAACAATTACTTGAAGATTTATCCTAGAAATAAATTGTTAATAACTTTGCAAAATAACTGCCATATAATTTTTTTATGTCAGTTATTTTTCGTATATTAGTACTGTAATTAAAAACAAACAAAAACTATGTCAAACATTTTAACATTCGTACTTAGAAACTCTTTAGGAGATTCAACAGCAAACGGTTTAACTTCTAAAGTAAACCAAGTAGACTTACACTATGGTGACACTGTAGATTTAGCAGATCTAGATAATATCCCAGATGATGAATTGGTTTTAGTAGAAAGACAACTATTCGGAAAGGAAGCATGGTATGCAGTTCCTGCTGGAATTTACAAGAGTAATAAACATTCAATGTTCGGTGGTAATTTTATCCACACTTCAGATTCAAGGTTTCCTGGCAGAGCGCCGATTCCTGTTCACGATAGAGTAGAATCATAATGGGTATCTACTCACTACCAAAAGGCACTTCGTGGTATTACCGCGAGATGGGTTCCAGAAGCAAAAAGACTGGTAAGTTATCTTACTATAATGTAAAGGTAACAGATCATAAAATTGTAGACTGTGAATGTAAAGCCAGAGAGTTTAGCCGATATACTCCATGTAAGCACATGAAAAGATTACATGAAAAAATTGGCCATAGTTTGTAAATTTTAAAAAAAGCATGTAATTATACTAATATGGAAGCAATAAAACAAATACAATCACTTCTGCAAGAGGCAGAACAAATCGCCAAAGATCAACTAGGACTTGACAATATATTCTATAATGAGAGGTTCATAGAGATGTTTATGGCTAATCATTTAGGCCATGAGTATGGTAACAATACACAGGGTGGCGATGCCTTAGATGCCACTGAAACGCCAACAGAATATAAGGCAATCAACATGAGAAACAAGGGTAAATCTGGTACATTCCAGTTCCATTGGTTATCTGAAAACAAAATTGAAAAATACGCGCAGACGAATAATATGTACTTTGCCGTCAGAGATGGAGTTACCATCAAGAAAATCTACGAGGTACCGACCGAGGTTATCATGCCAGTCTTAGAAGCGAAAGCGACTGGAGGTAAATCAATCCATGGCCACGCAGGTTTTAATGAAAAGAAATTAATCGAAACGTTTAACGCAACACTAGTTTATGACAGCGAGAAAGAATACTGTGCATATTCTGGTCTAACATCACCCGCAGCTTATGAGTAAAAGAAAAACACCAGTCTCGTTACTAATCGAGGCAATGCAAGAAGAATTAGAAAGTAGTCCAAAAGAAGTTTGGCAAGGAATGGAATATGCAATCGCAATTGCTAAGACGTTCTTAGACGAAGAAAAGAAAATCATGTGTGATTTTGCAAATGATTGGGCAGACGCAAGAGAAGAATCAGATAGAATACGTAAAATAGAAGAAGATGAATTCAACAGCCACTTAGGCAAATTTAGACCATAAACAATTAATAACTTTAAACTATAATAATTATGACATTAGAAAATCTTAAAAAATACGCAGAAGGAATGTCCAACACATATCCTGACTTAGACGACAATATTAGAGACCTTTACTTTTTAGCAGAGATGGAAGTAGAAGATGGAGAGTCTGAAACCAATGAATGTGAATTAGCAATACGAGATATTAAACAGCTTATTGCTAAATGGGATTACGAAGTACAAAAATTAAAAAGAGGTGAGTAGACAATTCACATGGTGGCGTAGATTCTGGGGAGTACGTAAAATCCCTAAGAAGTATCTTTACAAAGGAGCAAGTGAACTCTTACAACGAATCGAGTTCGGTGAATTTGAAGTTAATAACTTGGGTAGAGAAATCTACTTAGAAGATTCAATCTATGAAGCTGAAGTAAAGAGAATACAAAAGGAGTCGCCGTGGCTTAAAGACGAAACATTAGACGAGGCAATTGCTGATGCTAGGAAACAACGTAATAAGCGTAAGACTAAAATGATGGAGGCTCACTTAAAGGCAGAACATTTATTACTAAGGGATATTATGACTAAATTTGCAGAAGAGTTTAAGATAGATCCAGAGATAGTAAAAAATGAAATGGAAGAGTTTGACGGAACTACCAGAGAGTTTTATTTCCATATTAAATCAATTGCCTTAAATAGATTATACGATCCCAATAAACAACCAAGATTAATTTTAGAACAACCAAGACATATACTAAAACCTAAAGAGAGAAAGTATATTGTTCTTTGGACAAAGTTAATTAAAAAACACGATTGGCGAGAGTTCTTAAACTGGAACAATTACCAATAAACCACTATAATGAATAAATCTAGCCTTATGACAAACTATGGATATTGTTGCATTAATATGCAACTCAGAAAACAGAAGCCCAGTGTTACTACAAATCGTAGTATGATTAAACGTACATTCCAAGCTAAGGGCATGGACTACGCTTCAGAACTTATTGTACAAAACGTACGAGATCTACGTGAAATCATTAAATGGAATGAGGTTAACGGTATTAAACTTTATCGTATGTCTTCTGATATTATGCCATGGATGTCAGAGTACAATATTTTAGATCTAAAAGACTTTAGAATTATTCAAACTATTCTAGAGGACTGTGGCGATCTGGCTATGGAGTACGGACAGAGGATTACATTCCACCCTGGACCATTCGATGTCCTCGCATCACTAAATGAAAACGTTGTCACCAAATCTATTGCTGATCTCAACAAGCATGGTGAAATATTTGACCTTATGGGTCTACCTCGTACTCCCTATGCTGCGATCAATATACATGTCAATACTACACAAGGTGGTAAAGAAGAATCTATGCAAAGATTCGTAGATGCATTCAATGAACTTAACCCTTCTGTTAAAAGCAGACTTGTAGTAGAAAATGACGACAAACAAAAACAATATGCAGTAGAAGATCTTTATCAAGGTATCTACAGCAAGGTTGGTATTCCAATTACATTTGACTACCATCATCACTGGTGCCACCCAGGTGAGTTGACGCAGGAAGAAGCACTTAAAATGGCTTCAACAACTTGGCCTAAAGACATCAAACAACTTTGCCACTACTCCTCGTGCAAGCAAATACACGAGGATGCTTCCGTAATGGCAAGGGCTCATGCAGATTACATTTATGAGCATATCAATACTTATGGACTTAACTTGGACATTGAGTTAGAAGCAAAGGCTAAGGAATTAGCTGTACAAAAATACGTGAAACAATTTGCATCACAATTAGTATAACCATTAAATAATATCATTATGACAAAGTTTTTAAAAACGGCAACATCAGTACTTACATCAACTCTTAAATCAGCAGCAGACCAGTATTTTTACCTAATCGGTATAATCTGGATGGGAGCTTCTTTCCTTTATATAGGAGAGCCTCAATTCTGGAATGTTTTAGGATTTGCAATTATATTTACTGGAGTACAAAGCATTATTAATGAAATCAAATTAAAGAAATTAAATTAAATTATATGAGTTTAAAAGTAGAAGCTCTTAGAGCAAAGTACCAAGCTGAAAAGCTTGAAGCAGTAGCAACCCTTGAAGTATATGTAAAAAATGCAGTTGGTATCGGTGAGCACCCGCAAATCATCGAAGAAATGGCAAAGCTTGTAGAGCAAGTAGCCAACGCTAACGACTGTATGGAAGCAATAGATGAGATTTTTATTCAATCTGATAATGCTGAAACAAATGTAGCTCAAGAAGGCTCCGTAAATAGTTGATTTATTTAGGCTAGACTAGAAAGACTAAGGAGCAAAGGGATCTATTAATTTAGGTCCCTTTTTTTGTTTGATATATAATAAATGAATACATTCACTGGAAAAGAGGTGGCAGATCATATTGAGTATATTACTCCAGAAGATTCTGACATCCCGGATTATTTTATTAGCAAGTATATTCTACCTAATAATGGTTGGAAGAATACCCCCATTAAACTAAAAGATCTACTAAAAGATAGAGACTTTAAAGACTACTATAAATCTGGCGAAGAGCGTTATGATCAGTATGAAGTTAGTGGTGATGACCTATACCAAGAGTTAGTTGTCTATAAAGGTCAATTGCTAGATGGTTATTCTAGAGCAGCGAGAATGTTGAGGCTTGGTGATAAGACCGCAGCTGCATTTGTATTAGAACATAATAAATTTGTTATGGAGTCTAAGGTATTTGAAAGATATACAAAACTAGATTCTATCTCTAATAAATTATTAGGTGATTGTTTTAGACAGTGGGTATTAGATTTTGAGAATGGTAAGAAGTCTTCTAGCTACTCATTTGAAGTACAGAATCCAGGACTGACATTTGACTTAAATTGTTCTATCTATTTTAAAGGTAAAGGATTTGAAGTCCTAAACTCTACTGGAGCTGATGGTAGAGATGAAGATGATGACGGTGATTGGCAAGATCCATTTATTAATGTAGACTTTGCTTGTAACCCAGATTGGTTACCTACTTATTGGGAAGAGATTTACTTTCTTTTAGCAGATGTCTTAAGACATGAGATCGAACATATTACACAAGATGGTATTGATATTGGTAATTATAGAAAGGGTAAGCCTAATGAGCCAGATGATATGATGAGGGCTTTAATTAATAATGGTATGTTACCAAAAATGCATTATTTACTATTACCTAAAGAAGTTGATGCAAATCTACAAGGCTTAAGATTTGAAGCTAAGAAGAGAGGCGAGAAGACTATTGATGCTGTAAATAGGTATTTAGACTCAAAAGAGGAAATGGGAGAGATAAATAGTAAAGAAAGAGCTGAGGTCCTAGTTAAATGGGAAGCTCGTGCAAAACAATTAGGATTTAAACTATGAGACATATAAAACCCATGTACGAGTCTACTAAGGCTGAATACAATACTAAGATTAGAGATCTTCAGGGTAAGATTAAAGATACTCATAATAAAATGGATGATATTGCTGATAAACTTAGAGATGAAAAAGATCCAGTTAAAAATGAATTGTTAACTCTTAGTTTACAAAAAGAAGATTTAAAGATAGAGATGTTAAGAGTAGATCTTAAGATTAATAAAATCAAAAGAACCCAACTATAATGAAGCATATAAAAATATTTAATGATTTTGTTTCTGAGAATAGAAAGAACCAACCCAATACTAAAAAGGCGGTTAAGAAAATTCAAAAGGTTATTGCTAAGCAGGGTGAGAAAATAGAAAAAGAATCTGCTAAAGCACAGAAGCTTGCTCAATCTAGTGAAGTTGTAGATAAAATGTCTGCTACTCTAGCTAAAATGAAAGTACAGCTTGCACAGGCTGAAGCTCAAAAGCAATCAGTAAAACAGAATATAGAAATTAAGAAGGGTCAAATTAGAACTGCTAAAGATCAAGCTAAATCAGGTGATGAATTAGAAAAGAAAGCTAAAGAAACTAAAAAAGAAGAGTCTGATAAATAACCTATGAAGTATATTCAAACTCTTAGTGAAAAAGGTAAACTTGAGTGGCAAGACTCTGATGCACCAGATGCAAATGGTAGGTTTAAAGACTTAAGTCCTAAAGATCTAGCAGCATGGTTAATTAAAACCAGAAAGGGTGATATGAAAAAGATCAGTGGTTCATTAAGTCAACAAGTTGCATTTAATAAGAACGACGATCCTGAATACGCAAAGAAAATGGATAAGACTAGAAAAGAAGTTTACAAACAATTAGATAGAGAAGATCTATTAGAATCTGTAGATATGGATGATTTAGATAATGCAAAGGAACAACTATCAAATCCACATACTATATTAGATATAACTTATGATAAAACCAGAAGAGGTGATAAGTTTGTTAGATTTGATTATGAAAATAAATATGTTCCTGGTAAAATGTTAGATTCAGGTCCTCATTTTGTTAACGTACGCTATGATAGCAATAAAGACCTAAAGAAAATTAGTAAAGAACTTGGTATGGATCTTAAAGAATCTGTATTAAACGAAGAAGATACTTGGAATGACTATCCTGCTGCTGCAAAGAAGAATGCTCAAAAGGCAATTGACTGGAAAGAGGAACATGGTAGAGACGAAGTCGATGCTGGAACTCCAGTAGGTTGGGCAAGAGCTCATCAACTGGCTAAAGGTGAAAACCTTAGTACAGATACAGTTAAAAGAATGTCAGCATTCAATAGACACAGAAAAAACTCATCAATCAAACCTGAATTAAAAGAAACTCCATGGAAAGATAGAGGCTATGTAGCCTGGTTAATCTGGGGTGGAGACGAAGGTGTTGATTGGGCAATTGAAAAATCAAAAGAAATAGACGCTATGAAAGAGTCAAAACAACTAAAGTACATTAAACCACTCAATGAAGCTGAGAAGTATATTACCGATGAATTTAAAGTAGGTGATAAAATCAAAACTAATTTTGGTGAATGGGAAGTAATTGAAACTGACTATGCACCTAATAAAAGTTTTATAGCACCTTTTATATTTAAAGGAAAGGATATGAAAAGAGTACCCATACCTAATCCTCCTAAGACTAATAAGAATGCTGTAGGCTATAAAGTTACTGATGGTGACAAATATCCTATTATTGGTTTCTTATATCAATATAAAGATATAACTAAACTTGCAACAGTTGGTGTTGATGAATCAGTAGTTACTGAAGGTAAAATTAAATACGCTAAAGGGAAGACATATCAATCAGAAGGCCATTGGACTGTAGTTGTTGATAGTAATTCTAGTGGTTTAGATATTAGAGTTAATCATTCAGCTGGTTGGAGATTAGATCCACATGATGAAAAAGAAGAAACTTTTGAATTATTAGATAATGGAAGACAAAGAGCTACGTTATATTTTAAATCAGGTAATATCGATAAGTTTGCTAAGCAGATGTTCGATCTTAATGATAGAACCACTCATGGAAATGCAACTAAATTAACTGCTAAAGATTATGGAGATATTCTTAGGGTTTGGATAGATATGAGAATGGCTAACGAATCAGTTAATGAAGCAGTAAAACCCATTAAGCTTTCTGGCAACTTAAATAAAGACTTAAAGGCTGTCACAGCTATGGCAGAAAAAATGGTTAAGTATGCTAAAGACAACTTCAATACATATATACCAACAGGAGAAAAGCTCAGTCAACTAGAGCTCGGAGGTACTACAGAAAAAGATGTTTTGAAATACAATATCAATCACCTAGCAAAAGCAATCAATAAAGACTTAACAAAGAAGTATATGAAAGACTTTGTAGCTGAATCAGTTAATGAAGCATCTAGACGTAAAGTACACAAGGCTGCAAAGCAGGGAAGTTATCCTGCAGTAATCGTAGTTGTACAAGATGGTGATGTAATTCACCAAGAACCAGTATCTACTCCAGATGTTGCTCCTGCTACATTTAATGTAATGCAAGAGAGATACCCTAAAGCTGTATTGCATTTAGAAGATAATACGGGTAAGAGATTATTTAGTGAATCTGTTGCTGAAGGCATATATGCTAAAGAAAGTAAAATTGTACCTGGTGAATATATTAAAACTCAATATGGTTATTTCTATAAAAGAGTTGAAGGTAAAGTAGGAGGACAAGATGCTTATGTTGAAATAAAGAAAGGAAAAGAAGGAAAGAGAAAGACAAGTATTCATGATACAGTTGATTTTGATATAGTTGATAAATCTGTAGCTCTTGGAGAATCTGTTACTGAAGGCATGTCTAAGTCTGCTATTAAAAAAGCTATTAAAGTTATCGATCAACAGATTGAAGACGAAGAGGGCGGAGATGGTGAGCCATTAGATAATGAAACTCTTCAAGCACTAGAGCAAGAAAGAGAAAGATTACTAAAAATGAATGAAAGTAAATTCTCACCTTTAGGATATGCTAAGAGAGTTATCTCTGGTGAAATTTCTTTAAAGGCCGCAATGAAAGAGGCTGGTATTTCTTTTAGTAATATAAGTAAATTAATTAAGCAAATCGATAAGAGTTTTGATCTTGATGCTGCAGTTGCCGAAAACCGTAAGTATATTAAATCACTTAATGAAGGTTACTGGTCTAGTTACGACTATGAAAAGTGGACTAAAGAGAATGGTAAACCTAAATATCCAAAATGGGTAAAAGTTACTCTAAAGGAAATTGTTAAAGGTGGTTTCATGGATCCAGTTTATGATGACGAACACAACTATATGGTTTTATGGTTAGCTTCATTAGAGACTAAAAGAAGATCTGAAATGTATGCTTATGATAAGAAAGGTATTAAAGAGTTTGGTAAAGTAGGTTACGCGATGTATCAAAGATTCTATAATGACCTAACGGGCTACAACATGTTTTTTATGCAGGGAGCAATGTATGCATTAGAAGTTTCTAAACATATTCAAGATAGAATAGCTAATGGAGAAGCTGTAGAACCAGCATACTATATGATGAAAGAATATTTTAATGGTTTTGGTATGAAGACTGATAGAAGTAGAGTTTTTAACGCTGCTTATGAGAAACTAGAGAAGTGGATGAAAGACAATCAAATCAAAACACTATAATTTAATAATATATTAGTAAGATATATAAACAAACGAAACAACAATAAGATATGCCAGGTACACATCAAAAAACAGTTACTGTAGTCCCAGTCGATGACGCTTATGCGTGGTCTGCAATAGATGACTTATCAAATTCAACTGCGACTTGGGTAACTATAGCTCAACAAGGCTCAACTGATACTTGGGATTTTACAGTAGTTGATAATCCAAGTTCTGCAGCAAGATCTGCTACATGTACTGTATTACATTCAAACGGGGTTACGTCTGATTTTTTTACTATAGATCAAGCAGGTAGTGGTGGCGTAAGTACGCCGACAGGATCCTATGATACTTTAAACGGAACTCCTAGCTCTATTAATGAAGACGGTAGTTCGGTAACATTTACAGTTGCAGGTTCTAACTTACAAGCAGGAACTATACAATACGCATTAACTGGTACGGGTATTACATCTAATGATGTTGGTGTTGGAATGAATGGAACTATTACTATGACTGGAGGTGTAAGTAACACAGGTTCATTAACAGTTCCAATCCTTGCGGATAACTTTACTGAAGGTGCTGAAACACTTGTATGTACACTTGCAGGTACAGATTCGAATGGGATTTCAACTGGTAATTTAAGTACATCTGTAGTTATTAATGATACTTCTCAGAACCCTACATATAGTTATCAGATAAATTGGGATGAAAGTACTGCAACTCAATCAAACTGGGTAATTTCTAGTACAGCCGTAACAAGCAATAACGTTACTAACGTAAGTAATGGTGCAGTAGTAACATCATTTACTGGAACGCCAGGTGATACAGTTTTAATTACTCTTACTGCCGGAGCTACTACTGGAATGGACTTTACCCAGGTAGGTTCTAATGCAGTGATTACATCGGCAAACAATTCCGGACTTTCTATATTATCTGAAGATTTAACTATGTCAGGGTGGCCTGATCAGTTAACTTTCTCAGTATCATGGGTTTTACCAGGTAGTAGTGCTGTAACAAACGCTACTTATGATGCAACTACTATAGCAGAAAGTTCTACTAGACTAATTGCACTACACGGGCCTTTAGCAGGTTCATGGACTTGTAACGAAACTACGGTTGATATTACAGCTAATTATGAAGACATCGGTCCGGCGCCTCAGCCAGCAGTTGGAGACTCGCTATCAGGTGTATCTCCAAATGGACAAGCAGACTATTTAGTTGTCGCCGGTTCTGGATTACAGTCGACCACAGGTTCCGCAACTGGACTGATAGGACAAGTACTATCAATTACGGAACAAGAAATTATGTTTATAGCTCCATGTAATCCTAGTAATCCCAGCACTACACTAATGTTTAGTCCTGGCCCGAGTCCGTCACCGTACAGTCCGTCACCAAGTCCGTCACCAAGTCCGACACCGTACAATCCGAATATCGGATAAACAATATTAAAACAAATATAAATAAAAACATATAAAATGGCTAAAAAAATATTATCATTTCAAGAGTATTCTGAAACTATAAAGGCAGATGCTAAAAATGAAATCTCTGAAGAAGAGAACGAAGAGTGTCCATGTGGTACTGACGAAGACGGTAACTGTATAGAATGCGAAGAAACTACTGAACTTCCTGCTGAAGAAGAGGAAGAAGAAAAAGAAGAAGATGGCGATGATGACAGCGATGATGATTCTGATGAAGATTCTGATGACGACGATGACGAAGATGGTGACGATGATGAAGACGAAGATGACGATGAAGATGATGATGAAGAAGGTGAAGAAGAAGCTGGTGAAGAAGAGTCTGAAGAAGATGGTGACGAAGGAGAAGAAGTAGAAGAAGCTCCTGAAGCTGAAGCTGCTCCAGCAGAAGCACCTGCTACAGTAGAAGAAATGTTAACTGAAGCTCATCATAAAGTAAAGGAAGCTGCATGCGCTTATGAAAAAGATGAATATCAAGATCATACTTTAGAAATGTATATGAAGGAAAATGCTGCACTAATTGCTACTCTTGCTGCTACTGCAATGGAAGAGGGTTATAGTGAAGTTAGAGAAACTGAATTAACACAAGAAATGTACGAAGCAATGTTAAACGAGATAAAAGATGCTTATGCTAAAAAAATAGATGAGCTAAAAGAAACTTACGGCGCTGGAAAAGAATAATACGACTATGAAATTCATAAAATCAATTAACGAATTAAACGAGGCAAGACAAGCTCCTGCTAAAACACTATTTAAAATGATAGTTAAGGGTAGTGCGTCCGAAATTGAAGGAGTTAAGATTTCTTCAGCAATGGCACAGGCTGCTTTAGATTGGTTTGATGGATCAGTCTACGCTAGAAAATACGAGAAGCAAGTTAAGACTGCAGGAATGGGAGCTGTTGCTCCATTAATCTTTGGTGACAACTGGGGTATTAAGAAAAGAATTCCTTCTAAACTTAAAGCGGAATTTAAAGAATTGCAAGCTAAGTATAAAAGAGTAAGACCTGAAAATGAGTCAGTTTTAACTGAAGCAGACGCTACTCCAACTATGTTATTAGCACAAGAGATTGAAGGTGCTGAATATCACATGGCTTTTTCAGATGGTGATATTGGTGTAGATGCTAGATCGACTAAGAAGACTTGGGACGATGGAGTACCTGTACTTAAGTATATTGCTAGAGCGCCTAAGAAATCTGTAGAAATACCAAAGGGTAAATTTGAAGTAGTTATCGATGATAAATACGGATGGTATTACTGGGAACATAAAGGTACCTGGTATGGAATGGAGCAAGATGGAGAAACACCTCCGTTTGAGTATTAATATTTGAGTATCATCGAATTAAACTTTTTAAAGAGTCTATGTATAACAATAGTAACATAGACTCTTTTTTATATGCCTAGAATACCAGTAGACTTAATTTATATGCAGATGGCTTATCAAATAGCCAAACTATCCTATGCTAAACGTAGGCGCGTAGGTTGTATTATTGTGAAAGATACACAAGTTATATCAACTGGATATAATGGTACGCCACATAAGTTCGAAAACGACTGTGAAGAGATACAGGTTAGAGAGATAGAGAATGATAACCATAAAAAAGTATTAGAAGAAAAGGGTTATGAATGCGATGATGGTTGTTGTTCTAAAGAGGTAACTAAAAGAGAAGTCCTACATGCAGAATCAAACGCATTAGCAAAAGTAAGCAAATCAACACTAAGTTCAGAAGGAGCAGATATGTATGTTACAACATGTCCCTGTTTTGATTGCGCAAAATTAATTATTCAAGCAGGTATTGCAAGAGTATTCTATTCAGAAGACTATAGAGATATGGGAGGAGTAGAACTACTAGAACGTGCAGGTATCGAAGTAAAAGAGGTTATATGTTGGAACGCGGAGTAGACGCTATTATTAATGAGGCACTTGCCACTGGTACATTTGGAAAAGATTTCAAATTCAGAGAGGGGCAGAGAGAAGTTATTGAAGCTATCTGTAATCATTACATTGAAGATCCACAAGGAACTATTATTTTAGATGCCCCAACTGGAAGTGGTAAATCACTAATTGCTATGTGGTCCGCGCACGTCCTAAAAGAACTGGGTAAAAGAGGTTATTTAGTAACCTCTGATCTAATGTTACAAGATCAATATGAAGAAGACTTTAAAAGGCTAAAACTTAATTGGCCAAGTATAAGAGGAGTAGACAACTATAATTGTAACGTAAATGATCTGCCATTCTCACTTGCTGATTGTAAGATGAAAGGGATTGGGTATGAAGCTGCAGAGAAATTACCTTGCTGGGGAACCTGTGGGTATCTTCAGGGCAGAAAGCGCGCGAAGGAGCTACCTGTAGCTCTCTTCAACTATTCATACTATCTAATACAAAGGAATTACGTAGAGGATAAGATGCAAGAACAAGATAGAGAGGTACCATTCCCTATAAGAGACTTTGTATTCTTTGATGAAGCACATAAGGTAGACAGTATAGTACAATCACACTTTAGTCCTAGAATAGACAGAACAACCACAAAGATATTTAAAGAGGTAAACAAGTTTATACAGAAACAGGCCATTAGTGCTGCCTGGGTATCTGAGAACAGAATAGAAGATATAGTCGACCGCTTAATGCGGGAAGACGATCACCAGGAGTTGATGAGCCACATCAGAGAATTCAGAGGTATTGCCGTGGTTTACCGCAAGGTCAGATCGGCAGCCCTAAAACAAAGTAAGTCTAGATTCAAAGGGGGAGATGTCCCTAAGGATTGGCAGACTTTTTTTGGACGACTCGATAGACTAAAAGATATATGGTGTAAGTTTGATGACTATCATGATATAATAAAAGAACTTGGTATGGATGCGATTGTTATTGATCGTAAAGAAACTGAAACTAAATTCTTATGTTTGGAAGAGGCAATGATGATTGATAAATTCTTACAAAAGAAAAGTGGCTTTAAAGTCTTTATGTCAGCAACATTAGGTGATATTAGATCTTATGCAAAACATACTAAAATGGGTAATGCTAAAGTTATTAGAATGAGTAATAATTTTGATTACAAAAAATCCCCCGTGGTTTTCATTAATAGGCACAAATTGTCTTTTAGGGAACGCGAACAAAATCTCCCTCATGTAGTTAAGACTCTGGATAAGATCTTAGAGAAACACAAAGGACAAAGTGGAATTATTCACGCCGGTTCCTACAATTTCACAAACTACATCAATCAACATTCTAAACATAGTTTTGATTTCATCACCTATGATTTAGCAAAAGAGAGACAAGGGGCAATTAGAAACTTTAATGAACAAGATGGTAAAATACTTATGGGACCATCACTATTAGAAGGGTTAGACTTAAAAGATGACAAATCTAGATTTCAAATCTTTTTTAAAGTACCATATCCTTCTCTAGGAGATCCGCTTGTAAAAGCTAAAATGTCTGCATTTCCAGATTGGTATGATTGGAAAACAGGGATAGCAATACAACAAGGAGCTGGGCGATCTGTTAGATCTAAAGACGATTGGGCAGTAACATATATCCTGGATGCGTGCTTTAGAAGCTTGATAAATAAAAAAGGGTTATTCCCACCTTCGTTTGAAGAAAGACTTAAAACAATATACTAAATGAGAGACTTAATTATTTGCGATAACTTTTACTCTAATGTGGATGAGGTAAGAGCGTATGCACTAAAACAAGATTTTGATGTGGATGGTAATTACCCAGGCCATAGAACAAAATCATTTTTAAATGACAATATAGCTGAATGGATTTCTAAAATCGTAGGAGCTGAGATGGATACGGAAACCTTAGGAGCTGATACTTACTGTGGTGCATATCAATATACCACTGCTAGTGATAGAACATGGATTCATGCTGATGGCTGGAACCAATGGGCTGGTGTAGTTTACTTAACTCCTGATGCGCCCGCATCTGGTGGTACTGGTATTTATAGACATAAGCCAACAGGAGCTTACAAGATGCCAAGATTAGCAAATGGTAGTCGTAATGATACCTTATCTGAACTAATTAATAATGATGGACAAGATTATACTAAATGGGAATTAATTGACCAAGTAGGTAATAAGTATAATAGAGCAGTATTCTATAAAGGAGACTTATTTCATGCTTCAATGGATTACTTTGGTAAAGATCTACAGGACGGTAGATTATTTCAAACATTTTTCTTTAACACTAAATAAAACAAATATGGGGTTTAACAAATTACACATTCCAGATCTAGATTACTTAAAAGAAAGTCTAAAAGAAAAGGGCAATGAAGAGTTTACAGAATTCTGGAAAGCTAGGTATTTTAAGGCAGATGCGATCATGGGTCCACCTGAATCTATGGACTTTATTAAACAATTTCTAAATCGTGAGTATAATTATAGAACAACTGGTCAAATCGAGTTTGATTTTGATCAGGTTAATGACAAAAAATAAAGATATGTCTGAACAAACAGAAAAACAAAAAGCAAAAACTTACGTTTGGGTTAAGACTGAACGTGCTGGAGATACAGTTATAGTAGAAGGAACTGAAGGTCAGTTTACTACTTTTACTGATGGTACTAAATGTGCAACCGCATTAATTGGTGAAATGTTAATGGAGGCTAGAGATGAAGCTAACGCAGCTTCATTAGCTAAATCATTTAAAACTGTAAAAGAGGTTGCAACAAAACCAGTAACTGAAACTAAAACTACTCAACCAACTGGCGAATTAAACGTAATGTTAGAGATGCTAAAGAAGATTAGCGCTAAGAATACAATTACAATGCCCTTAGAACTTAATGTTCCATCTAAAGATGTTTATGATTTATTTAAAGATCAGATGGATATTACAAAAGCAGATCTAAACGAACAGATATTGCTACTGGTACAGAGCCAGATAAATAACTTACAAGAACAATTAAAACCTCAAGCAGAAGAATTCATTAAAAATTATTACAATGGCAAAACAAAAAGAAGAGTCAGTGCAACTGACACCGGAGCAACAACAAGCAATAGATCAAGCAGTAACACAGCCTCCGACATCCCAACCTACTAGTTACAATAGACGTCAAAGACGTCACATGATGAAACAACAAGGTGTGCTTAAGTATTTAAGTAATATGAGTTTCTTAGGTGAGGTTAGGTCTAACTTTCGTAAGCAAAATATAGAGAATGGTAGAAAGATTCATCAGCAAAATTTAGATGCTATGGATAAAGTTAACCATGCTGTATTAGAAGATAAACTAAAGTCTATGAAAGAGACTTGGAATTCTATGGGCTATAATAAAAGCGAGATAAATAAATTAGAAGAGGCTTGGTCTTTATCTGTAGTAAAAGATAAAGAGTCTATAAAAGAAGACAAAAGGGCTATTAAGAAATTACAGAAAGAAGTGAGAGAATCATTTCAATCTAGAAAAAAGTAACAGGCAATATGGTATCTATTCAAATCGAACCCGCTGATAACGGGGTGGTCAAATTTTTAATTGACGATAATGTAAACGGCGGAGGTGAAGAATATACTTCTAGGATGGTTTATGATTTCGATGGTTACTTAGGTAGACAACAACAAGTTAAATTCTTAAGTGATTTAATTTTAGATCTAGGACTAAGTACTGGTAGTGATATTGATCGTGACAAGTTGGAGATTAAACTGAATTGGGGAGACAAGTATAACGCTTCCGAATCTGAAATTAAACAAAGAGTAACGCTACTCCAAAAAGAAATAAAAAAGCTTACTCGTATGATAGAGAAATGAAACTACACGTAGAAGGCGTATGGTGCAAAACTAGAACTGAGTTTGAGAGATTAGCTAAGTCTGGTGAGTATGATTTAACGGTCTCATATTTTGATATATTCAATAGACTAATTAAATCAGATCCTTATAGTAAGGAGCCATCAGATATTATTGTATCTCTCTATATTAGAAAGTTAATACAAAGGCTACTTAGTGATACTCTAGAAAAAGAGAAAGAAGGTGCTAAAATTTTATACATGTTTAAAACTTTAGATACTGGATCTGTATCCGGATTTAAAGATTTTGTAAACGACCTAATCGAAGAACCTTTTGATTTGGATCTTATTATCATTAATAGATGCGACTATCCTAAAAGAGGAGTGTTGAGTAAATTTGATAACGTAAGATTCATTGACCATGATTAAGCATAAGATATTTACCAAAGGTGAATTAATACAAGCTCTAATCTCTACTACACAAGCACCTAATGTATTGATTCCTGTAAGGGCTATGATACACGACGTTAAATTTGATGACGTCAATCCTCAATACCAAATTAAGATTAGAAAGTTTTATGACCCAATTAGTTTTCTTAAGCGAAACTTATTCGGTGGAAGATTCCTTAAAAACTTTGATGGTAAAGATACTAGGATTAACTTAAAGAGACAAGAATATAATACTGTTAAAGAACTAGAAGATAGAGTATTTAACGGTAACAAATGGAAACAATACTTAATTGTTGTAGATTCAGTATTCTGTGTTAAGACCAGAGCTGAACAAACAAAACTATTTAATAAAATACAAGATTTTCAGGTAGAAACTAATATTAGGGATCTATTTAATCTAGTAAATCGAACTACATATACTGGTAATTACAACTTTCATACAAAAGGAGAGTTCGTTAAAGCACTTCAAAAGTTTTTAGGAGATAGATACCCTAAGGACGATGATTGGTCTGACTCTATATTATATAGACCTAATCACGATGAAATGGACCGCGGAGAGTGGGTCTAAACATATTACTGTAATATATTGCACAGATATATATAAAAAACAAAGAGACTATTAATGCCTGTACCTAAATATACACTTAATAACATAACTCCTGGACCTCCTACTAAGTTTTCTTATACGGAGATTGCAACCGGTGATCTGATTGTTAGGAATGGCCCGTTTCCAGATGACCAAGTAGCAGGTAATGAGCCTCAAGATGGAGGCGATGCAGCTATTACTTCTGGGCATACTACTTTTATTGAAGATGGTGATGGAGGTTCAGCATCTTTATATGGCACAAACGCCATTGCTTCTAGGACTTTTAAAGCTAAAGACCCAGATAAAGATATTAATATGGGGGATGGTGTAAGGTCTCTATATAATAAATGGTCTCTTCATAATTACAATAATAGAGCCGGTGGTGTTGCTAATGAAACAGATGCGTATACAAACTATAATAAAACTGTTTTAGATGGTGGCGAAGATAATATTCTTAATCCTACTGCTAGAAGAATTGTAAACTATTCTCAAGAACAAGGAGGTATTGGCTACTCGTATAAATTTGGTGATTTTGCAGCAACAGAACATTATGGTCAAATATCAAATGAATACTTAATTACCTTAAGGCGTTTTGCATATCCAACTGGAGATGACATTATGAATACTATGGGTAAAGATTCTAAAGGGGGAGATATAGATTTATCCCAACCGGATTTAGCTAGAGTTCTAACATGGATGTCACCTGCTTTAGGTAACGACATGAAAGAGGTGTTAAAGTTTGGTACTGGATTTCCATGGAAAGATGTTGAGTCTAAAATTCAAGAAGTTGCAGGTAACTCACAGAGTAGAGGTAAACTTGGGGCAATGATGGATTCATCTTCATTAGGCCGTGCTGTTGAAGCTGGTCTTAATGGTAAGTCTGCTTCGGAAGCTGCAACTATTAGAGATAAAGGTGGGGGATTTGACCCTATGAAAGAAACTTATCCTAATAAAGTATTTGGACCGTTGAATGTAATTAAGAACGTTTTAGCTAGAGAGCAAGGCCTTATTTTTGAAAGTTCATTTACTCTAACATTCCATTATGATATTAAAGGTATTGCAGGTACTTCACCTAAGGTTGCATTTATGGACCAACTGGCGAATATCTTAGCCCTAACATATAACAATGCTCCTTTCTGGGGTGGTGCTACCAGATATACTGGAAGTGGCTCAGTAGGTAAGCCATTTGGTGATTATGATAAATTAAAGAATGGAGACTATGCAGGTTTTATGGGAAGTTTAACTACTCAGTTAAAATCTTCAATGGGTGCTGCGTTTGATGATATAGGTAAGGCTGCGAGTGGTTTATTAAATGGTAAAGGTATAAATGCATTAGGTGACTCTAAGATTATGGATAACATCGTCGGTGGTGGACTAATGAAATTAATGAATGGTCCTCAGGGTGGTGCAGTAATTAATGCATTCTTAACTGGAGATCCGACAGGACAATGGCACATGACAGTAGGTAATCCTATGAACCCAATGATGGTTTGTGGTAACCTAGCTTTAGAAAAGTCTGAAGTAGAATTTGAGGGACCTCTAAGTTATGAAGGTTTCCCTAGTAAATTAAAATTAACATGTACCTTAAAACCAGCAAGACCTAGAGATAAAGGTGAAATTGAAAGTATGTTTAATGCTGGTAGAGGTAGAATGTATTTACAACCAGAAGTTGAAGGATCTGTTAGTCTTGATGACGTAGTAGATGTATCATCTTATGGAAATAAAGATAGAGGTAAATTTACCCCTGGCTTTACAGAAAAATTATCGAACTTCGGTCACGGATAAAACATGGATCTTAAAACACTCATAAATAAAACAGTAAGTGGAGTTAAATTTATTTTGGCTCAACCTACTATGATGTTTAGGAACAGAGAAGTTGTTCCTATTATTGCTACTCATATTGTAAAAGAAGATGAGGTTGGTAGACCTGACCTTATTTCTTTGGAATACTATAATACTGATAGCAAAACAGATATTATTCTAAAATGGAATGGTATATCAGATCCGTTTTCTTTAAGCCCAGGAGAAGAGCTAGAGATACCGACTGATGAAGTACCATTCTATAAACTAGATAGACCTAGTAAGTTTGAGGATAATAAAATTAAGAACGAATTTGTACAGGGTAAAAAACTAAATAAGAGAGATCTTGCTAGAATAGAAGCCTTAAAAAAGAAATATAATAAGGAAGTGTTATTACCACCTAATGTTATTGCTGTCGGCAAAAAGAATTTTAAGTTTACTGCAGATGGAAATGTTATATTAGGAGCACAAGCTCAGAACGATGAGGTAACTGAATCAATAGTTTCAGATCTTTCAAATCAATTAATTCAAGATAGGATAGATCAGTTAGAAGGTCAGATTGATGATTTACAAGATGCGTTAGGCAGTGGATCTGGAGCTGGAGCAGGTGGTAGCGGTTTGACGGAAAGTCAATTAGATAAAAATTTACAAAACCAAGCTGGTAAAGGCGGAGTGTCCGCACCTAACGGAGCTGGGGCTGGAACTGCAGATGAAACTGGCGGAGCGGCAGGAGACGGTACTGCACCTGAATCTACAGGTGGCGGAACCGGCATTGCTAACGACGGTGCACCTTGTAACTAAACTTTAGAATATGGAGTTAGATAATCATTTATTAGCGGTCGTAGAACCGGCTATATTACCTACAGAAATCAAAATTGATAACCTCGGTGAAGACGGAGGTGGCGCTAAGCAAACTAAAGCAATAGGTACTTTAAAACCTTTCGTTCTAGTAAACTCTTATCAATTTGGACCTGATGATATTCAATCTTTTAAATTGGATTGTAGCGGTATTGCGCCTAAATGTGCAGTAGTAGTAATGGATAATAAAAATGCTTTCCAAGTAGAGTCTTATCCAAGAGATGGAGACTTCTTTACTATTCTACTTAACTCTAAACACCAAGAAACTTTTAAGTCTATTCACATGGACTTTGATATTATTGAAATTGAAACTTCACCAGAGGTAGAAGGTGGAAATCCTACAATTACACTAGAGGGTATTGCAAAGATACCTAGACTTTACGCTGAAGATTGCCAAAACTTAGATGCAGATAATTCATTAAATCATTTAGAGTTAATAGCAAGAGATTTAGAACTAGGCCTAGCAACAAACGTAGAAGCTCCAGATGATAATCAACCTAGATTGCAGGCTTATATTACTTATGCAGATTTCATAAAGGAAATTGTAGATGATAGTTATATTTCTGATGATGCGTTTACAAAATACTACATAGATCAATATTATTATTTGACCTACGTAAATATTAACAAAATATTTAATGCTCCTAATCCTAAGTTAGATGAGGTAATGTCTGTATTGGCTTCTTTTGCAGCATCAATGTCCGAAGGACATGATCAGGAAGAGGGCGGTGAAAATAAAGGAGATCAGGTTGAAGTACCATTAATGTTAACTAACCACAAAGACACAAATGGGCTATCCTGTTATGTTGATAAGTATGAATTGATAAACAACTCATCTAAGGTTAGTCTTGCAGCTGGATACGCTAGAAACATTCAGATATACGATAATAACTCTGAACCTGGTGAAAGACTACAAGAGTTTAAAGTAGAAGCTCTAGTAACTGAAGATCTTCCTGATATTGAAGCACCTTTAAAAGGTAATGAGAAAGATAATCGATATGAGTCTCAAGTAAAACATAAGTACATGGGTAGACAAAATGCAGGTGAAGATGGATTGGGTAATACTCATGCTAATGCTGCATTCTCAAAACTACACAATACACAGAATCAAATGGAGATTGAAAAAATGAAAATTAGAATGACGCTATCTTCATTTAATCCATCGATCTATAAATTTCAAAAGATTCCAGTAATAATGTATCATTATGATGGTATTAGAGCAGAAGCTTCTAAACAAGGTGATTTTAAAAGAGATGAGGCTGGATTTACAGATAAACCATTTGGCGCTGGAAAAGCAGAAGATGCCAATGATGCACAACAGGTAATGGATAGGTTCATAAGTGGCCATTATATTATAGAGAATATTGACTATGTTATTGATAATCCAGATGATGGTCTAAAACAGATGGTTACATTAATTAGAAGAGAGTGGCCAACGAGGATTAAGAATTTAGAAGATTAAAAAAGAGAGATAGATAATACATGGCAGACTTTAAAAGAACACAAGATTTTAGAAAAGGATCGTTGCTTCGTAAGATAAACGAAGACCCAACGTATCTTAGCTTCTTTCTGGTATTTGATACTCAGAATAGAGAAGAGTCTCCCCTGTTTGCCGGTCCAGCTATGGATTATTTAACAAAGGTTTTAAATCAAGACCATGCAAAGAAATATTCTTTAGCACTTGAAAACTTTCAAAAAGTTTTATTAAAGATTAATAAAGAGTTGCCTTGGTTTTGGCAAACAATTTCAGGTGTTGATGCAGCAATGACTTATGAAAAAATGGTTGACCCTTGGTGGGGTGCAAATAAACCTAAATTAGAGATTGAGTGTTTAGAAGAGAATGTTGAATTAACTGCAATCGGTCTAATGGACTTATATAAGAGAGCTTGTTTTGATTTTACTAGATGGGTAGAAGTTATTCCACCAAACCTAAGACATTTTCAAATGCAAGTTTGGGTTAGTGAGGTTAGAGCTTTCCAACAGGATTCCGATGCTAAGAATCTAGGATTTTTTGATAATCCTGAAAATTCTGGCAATGGCGGTAATGTTAAAAAGATGAACCAAGACTTTAGTCTATCAGCTAAGCCTTTTATACAACTTAACTTTTCACATTGTGAATTTGATATAGACTCTATTGCTCCTATGTTTGCAGATCTAGGTAAAAACCCTGAGTTAAAAAAGCCTAAGATTGCAATTGAATGGGGTTCTGTACATCAGATTAATCAACAACTAGGAGCGAATCTAGTTACTGAGGTAAATGATTCTCCATTAGAACAAGCAGCTCAAGGCGACTATAACCCATTTGATCCAAGTGCAGATAGAAGAACTATTAGTAAAGATGGTGATGGAAAGGGTGGTTTCGCATTACCTGGAGATCCTACTTTTAAATCTGTACTTAAAGATAATACTTTAGGTAAAATTGGAGATGCAGTAGATAATGCCGTTGATGGTATTACAGGTAGAGTTAATAGCGCAGTAAATTCATTAACATTACAGAACAATTCTGATATTGGTAATGTATATGGTAAGACAACAGGCTTAGCATCAACCTTAATTGGTAGAGTTACAGATTCTGTTATGAGTAAATTATTATTAGGTAATGTACATGGACTTTCCGGTGGTTCATTACTAGATGCAGTTCAAGCAGGTTCAATAAATGCAATTGCAAATCAATTAGGAGGTTTGTTTGGTGGTAACAATAACTCTGGCGGTAGCGGTAGTATAAACGAAAAAATTCATCCAGCAGGAGTTGATTCATCACCAGATGGTTTCTTAAATTATAGAATACATGAGCCTGGTGTAGACTCAACACCGGATGGTAACTTAAACAATAACGTACATGAATAACAGTGAATTATTTAGAGACAATTTACGTGATGCTCATTGGTTAGGAGAGGTAGTTGATATTGAAGACCCTCTTCTTCAAGGTAGGGCAAGAGTAAAGGTATACGGTAAATTTGATAAACTTACAAACGAAACTATTCCATGGGCTACTCCACAAAATAGAGAAGCACCTGGTATGCATATTGTACCTAGAGTTGGAGATATTGTTGCAGTAAGATTTGATAACGGAAACATCTACCACCCAGAGTACTGGTTTCAAGTAGATCAGAACGAAGAATTAAAAGCAGACATTCTTGAAGCATCAGGAGAACCACATAATGTAATTAGTTTGGTTTACGATGCAGAAAGAAATGTAAGAATATATCATTCTCCTGAAGATGGCCTAGTAATTACTAGAGGTGAAGGTGCAAAAGAAAGACCTATGATGCAAATCGACGAAGAAGGTTTTATTAAGATCTCAACAGATGCTAAAATCTTTATGGACTGTGGAGATATATTTATATCTAACGAAGGTGAACCTGGAGCAGATGAAACTGAACCAGCAGTAAGAGGTCAATCTCTACAGGATTGGTTACAGATGTGGTTAGATGATTACAATGCACATATACACCCAACGGGCGTAGGACCATCAGGTCCTCCAATGCCACCTACTCCAGTAACAGTAGCAAAATTATCAGGTACTCATATTAACTATCAACAAAGAAACAAGTAAGCTATGCCTGCAAAGTGGCCTCCATTTATTAAGGACTTAGCGAGTACGCTACAAAGTCAAGAGTTTACTAAACCAGGCGGTGCAGGAGTTTCTTATGACCCGCCTGAAATTGGTGCGACTAAAGTTTTAGGTAAAGACTTTAAACTGAATGATAAGGGCGAGAGAGAATTCTTTGAACCTATAAGTATTTTAAGTGGCAAGAAGGGTCCAGTTGGTAATCCAGCAAATGCAGTCCTAGCAACTAACCCTGCAACTATGGTTAATGCAAATGATATTAATCCACTTTCCGGTAGATATGACTTTGGTAAACAGGTTGCTCAACACTATTTAGATGCAGTTAAAGGCGCGGCGCAAACTCATGTTGGAGAATTCCATATTAATAACGGGGGTGCTGAGACTCTTTTAAAAGAGGGGTATGGTATTGCATTCGAAAGACTTTTAAGAGAAGGTGATATACCTTTACAAGACCAATACGATGAGGATGGTAATCTAATTGAGATGGGTAAAGAGTCACATCCTGCCTATGCTGATTTCTGTCCTGAAGTTGAAGAACCAGATGCAGAAACTATAGCAGCCCTAGAAGTAGAAAATAATAAAGCTTTTAACAAGTTTGCCACTGGTGAGAATGTACAAAACTATAACTTATATAAATTTAAGTTTTATCAATTTCCATGTTTAAGCGGAGCTGAAAGCCAAGAAGAACTAGAAGTAATATTTGCTAATAGACTTCTAATGGGTTATCAATTTATGACGACTGGAAACGCAAGATGGGATTATTTTGTATGGGCATGTCATTTAGGTAAAGAGAATTACTCTAGTAGCTCCAGTTTTGGTAATAATAACTCTGGCTATGAGAATATTAGTAGTAATTGTAGAAACGATATTGAAAATGCAGGTTATGACTATAAGTTACTAGCTGACAATGTATCTAAAATGGTTAAGTACGGAATATTGGCTGCTCATCCAAAAAATGAAAATGATTTCCAAACTGTAGGTACTAACTCTGAATTAGAAAAGAGAATCAAGCGAACTCCTGCAAAAGATCTTGAGTTTCCAAAAATAATAAACGATGAAGAGGTAGATGTAACTCCAGCAGTTTGTCCTATTAATCGATATAAGATTCAAGTGGCTAGAGATTTTGAAGGGGATACATCTTTAAAACCTAAAATCTTGACCATGAATGTAATCGCAACATTTACATATTATCCTGGTGTTAGAGATAACATAGGTTTAAATAATACAACTCCTTATGTTGTTAATAATCTCAAAGCTCAATTTGGAAAAGATCGTATTAAATATCCTAAATCTAATAACTGGGTAAAACAAAAATATAGAGATGCTGAGTGGAAAAACAAATGGAGAAAATGCCCACCTAAAGAAAAGTTAGATGCAGCAGCTAGAGCTACTGACGATCTTAAGTTTATGGGTAAGTCAAAACCTGGCTATGCATTCTTAGCCCTAGGTTGGAATGGAGACAATTGGAATGGCGGCGCTGCAGGTACTCAATATAAATTTGAATATCATAGAGTTCTTTGTGCGATTAGAGCTGCAGAAAATTGTGAAGAACCAATGACTGATGTTGGACATCCATGGGATCCAAGTGGTTCAACGCCTGGAGGTGAGTCTTATAGTGGAGATCCTTATATGATGATGGCGAGAGTTACAATAGCATATTGGTATGCTTGTATTGTTAAACCATTTAAACCAACACCCTCTGCTCCACCAGCTTTAATTGCACCGCCTCTAACAGGTATTTACATTCCAATTTATTATGGTAGTGCAAATCGTTTAGCAAATAATCTAAGAAGAGCTTGGAATACAGGTAAGTCTTTTGCAACACCTGGAACTCAAGCGCCAGCATCTAATGCTACGGCAACAGCAGTTGCAGGAGCTTATGCCCTACATCTACTAGAATTTAAACTACTTTATCTTGGTGGTATTCCAACTCCTGCTGGACCAGTTCCAATGGTAGGTTTTGTACCGATTGTATTTTAACCCCAGTCTTTTTCGAACGTATACCAATGGTCTGCAGACGCACAGTCCCTACAAGCATCAGCAACAAGTATTACCTTTTCTTCCATAGTTAACATCGGTAGAATGGCTCCTACGTGCATCTCGAGTAACTCACTGTTTGGCATATACTCAGATGCATGATTTGCAATTCCGGTGATAAGCCTATAAGCATTATCTTCTACAGAATTAAACCTAGTACCTTGGTGGTAATCAACATTAGGATCTACTGTTGCTAGTTCCCATAGTTTTTCAATACCAATAAGATCTCTAACATCTTGGCAGATTTCTTGAATTGCATCTTTATGTTTAAGAACAGCCTGGTAACCATGACCGCCTACTCCGTTGCAAGTTACTTCGTTTACATTAAATTTACTCATATTTTTTTGTTTTTAATTACAGTACTAATATACGAAAAATATCTGACATAAAAAAATATTTTGGCAACTATTTTGTAAAAGAAGCCAACTTTTTTTGATACATATAATAACCTAATCACATACTCTTATTATCTTTAAAAAACTACTGTTTATATCAACCTTGTTTTTGTTTTGTCTTCAAATAATACATGAATTCAAACCAGAAAAATCTAAAGTTCCAACCTTTAGAAAGATGCCTACAGTTGCAGAAGTTTTTGATAATGAAAGTACATTAAGATTCATAGAAGATTCTATTCTATTTACACCACCTAGAATTTCACCAATAGTTAAAACTAAAATGGGACCTTTACACCCTAGGATAATTGGGTTAACAACTGAGGTTGCTAGAGGTGTTTATCTTATTCAATTAAATAGCATATATTCTGTTCAAGTTTTACAAAGAACTTTATTTCATGAATTAGCACATGTCTATCAATTTGAAAGAGGGATATTACAGGATATGGGTAATATGATAATTTGGAATGGTAGAATATATGGTTGGGATCAGCCATGGGCAGATAGGCCATGGGAACAACATGCAGAGAAATTAGTTGAAGAGCTTTTTGTACCCCTCTGTGTAGATGATATATAAAATGTATGAAAACACCAATTGTTAAGTATAACGATAAATTTTTAAATAGTATTAGTTGGTTTATGAGAATCGGCGGCATTACCCTTTGGCCATTCGTGGTTTTAAGAGAAAGATATAACTCTTCTTCTTATTGGAAGAAGAAGGCTGCGAGAATTATTAACCACGAGTCTATCCACATTAAACAACAAGAAGAACTTTTAATTATACCATTCTACATTCTTTATATTACAGAGTGGTTTATTAAACTATTTTTCTATGGCAAGCAATCTTACTACAATATCTCGTTTGAGAGAGAAGCCTATGATAATGATGATAACTTAAGTTACTTAAATTCTAGAAAAAAATACGCTTGGATAAAAAGAATATTTTAAGTGATATATAATATGTTACTAACATGGTAGTATAACCTTTTAAATAAAAAATAAATGTCAGCAAACGCTAAAAGAAAACGCATCGGTCAAGATGTAACCACAACAATCGCAGTCGAAGAAAAGACTCAAAATACACAAGAGCAGGTAGAAGCTAAAACAGAAGCTAAAGAAAAACCTGCAAACCCCCACGCAGAATTTTATGATGAAAACGGAGAGTTCCTTTGGGAAGCTTACGAAGGTACGTGTCCTACTAGAAATAGAACTCCTAATCCGCATATTAAAACTAATGACGGTGATAAGGTATACTCGAGAGAGCCCTATGCACAAGAGTTATATGATATGATGGAAAATTACGGCAAAGATATTAAGCCGGTTGTTAATGAGGGTGAAATCCACGAGGGTACTATTTACGCGATTGATCGAGACTATATAACTGTAGATATAAGTTATAGAGAATTAGTCTATGTTAAGTTTGGTAAAGAGTCTGCTGAGGTTCAAGCATCTTCTGTTGGAGATGAAACTGCAGTCTTAATTACAGAAACAAAAGGTACTTTAACAGGTACGATTACAGGTGGTGTCAAACATAAAACATTCATGGATCTTAGAGATGCAATTGATGAAGGTAGAACTGCATGGATTGGTACTGTTAATAGTATGATTGATAAAGGTGGTTATGTAGTTACAGTACAAGGTATTAGTTGCTTTATGCCAGGTTCATTAGCAGGTATAAATAAATTATCTGATTTCAGCTCTATTGTTGGCGAAGAGATTTATGTAGTACCGGTTAGTTTCTCTCCAGATAGAGGTACGATTGTAGTTTCACATAGAAAATATTTACAAGCACTTATACCAACTGCAATAGAAGAATTAAAACAGAGCATTGAGATAGAAAGAGAAGGGCTAGTAACAGGTACAGCTAAGTATGGTGTATTCGTAGAGTTTAGCAAATGTTTAACTGGTATGATTCACAATAATGACCTAGACGAAGAAACTTTAACTAGATTTAAAGCTAGAGATATTAAACCTGGAGACCCAATTAAGTTTAAGGTAAAAGATATTATTAGTAATAGGAAGATTACACTGACACAAAAAGATGTGGTTGAAGTTAATCCTTGGATTAATATTTCTACAAGATACCAAATACCTTCTGTAGTAGAGGCAACTGTAAAGTCTAAAAAAGATTATGGTTTATTCATTACAATCGAAGAGGGTGTGACTGGATTGCTACATGTTAGCGAAATAGGTGAGGAGACTATGTCTGTATTTAACCCTGGTGATAAAATAACCGTTCAGATTACTAGAATTGACGAGGCAACAATGAAGGTCTTTTTAAAGATGCCCCAATAACTATCTCAGAAGAGATTGATATATATTGAAAGTAATATTATACTCTCAATATGCAAAAACTAAATAGAGACTCTAGTAGAATTTCGATACTGAACGGAAGTCAAATGGGTATCGAGTTTGAATTCTATTCTAACTTAGAGATCGAAGAGACACAGAAAGCTTTATCTAAGCTACTTAATCGCAAGATTAAAGTAGAAGATAAGGCCCATTCTGACTTTCAACCTAGCAAAGATGTTTTTAAAATGGAACCAGATATGTCTGGTGGTAAAGGACTAATTGAATTAGTTACTGGACCTATGCCATATCGAGATGCTAGATTAGTTATTATTAAAATGTTAGGATGGATTAAAGCAAATGGTTATACAACTGACCGTGCTTCTATTCACCTTAATATGTCTTTCAATCCTGATTTTTTAATAGACCCTATGATGGTATCTAAAATGAATATTTTAAAGTTTATTTTAGAATTTGATGAGAAAAGGGTTTACAAATATTTCCCTAATAGAGAGAATTCAACTTATGCAAAGTCTATTAAATGGGTTATGCCTAAAAATGAAGCCTTTTATTACAATGAAAATCTAATTAGCTCAGATAACTTTACGTTTGCCAATACTAAATATTATGGTATTAACTTTGAAAAAGCTCAAAGTAATTATTTAGAGTTTAGATATGTTGGTGGTAAAGATTATGAAAAAAGAGGTGATGATATTTTACATTTAGCGGAAATGTTTATTATGTCTGTATGGAAATCTTGCTTTAATCCTAAGTTTACTGCCGAGAATAAAATCGAGATGAAAAGGATTTTGCAGAAAAATGCACCGCTTTCAGCAGTATTAAAAGACTATACCGCCGTAAATAAACATTGGCCTAAGATACATATACTAGTAGATTTGCAAGATAATCCGCAGGTTATTAGAGTTCAATGGGAAAGATTTAAGTTAAAAGTACTAGATCTATTGTCAAACGGAGGAATGGAAGAGGGCACAATTAACTATGATTCTGATTTTTCAGGGGTTCAGGTTAAGGATGGTAAGTTTAAAACTTCATATTTATTAGATGGTTTTGAATTTGTAGACTGTGAATTATCGGGTAATATTGAAAACTGTGATTTATACGGATGTAAAATCAAAGGTGCTCAAATATTAAGATCAAATCTATACCAAGGTACAGAGGTTTGGGACTCTAAAGTAGAGTCTAGTTTTGTACATGGGAGTTGTACTTTGAACAACTGTTTTGTTTTTGGCAGGGACGGTATATTTAAAGGCAAAATGAATGGAGGTATTTTCAGAGAAGGTGGGGTCGGGCCTCATGTTAGATTCTCTGATGAGACTGAAGTTATTGTAAGTAAAAAAATTAAAGCGTAAGAATGAGCGAAATTAGAGAAGGTAACAATACTAACTTAGGCACTGAAAGAGATTTTGGGCAAAACTGCCAAAATGAGTTTTTAGCAGAGCTTGGGGATGATTTAACAGGTGCTTGTATGGTTCCAGTTAATTTACCACAAAGAGAAATCATGAACATTATTAAGAGAGCTAAAAAATGGTTCTATAAGCAATATGAAGATTCTGTATTAGAAAACTATTATGTTGTTCCTAAAAATGTTTTTGAATCCGATTATTTTAAAACGCATAGATGTTTAAACCTACCGGGAGCTAACGCTGATGGTGGAGGCGCAGTCTATTCAGTTTTTGGAGTACATGATTTAGCTTCTGGCTTTAATGGAACAGGCCAAGGTATGGATGTTAGATTTCAAGGTGGTGGTGATTTTTCGCTAGACAAAATGTTATTTAGAGGTATGTATGATGGATCTGGTCCAGCAGAAGCAGCCGAAGAATTACAATATTATGTACTAAATGCGTCATTGGCAGATATGTCAAGACAGATTTTAGAAAACCCTATTAGCTTTCAGTATGCTAGACTAAATGGTAAGCTGAAAATAATGGGAGACACTCCGAAAGGAGATTGTATACTACAGGTATACGAAACTATATCTGATTGTGCACTTTATTCAGATGAGATTTTCTTTAGATATTGCTCTGCAAAGATAAAGCAATCTTTAGGTGCTAAATTAGGTATATTTAAGTTTGCATTACCAGGTAATGTAGAATTTGATTATGATGCTATTAAAGACATGGGAGACACCGAGTTAGAGTCGATAGTAGAGGAAATTAAGGGCGACGAAGGTGTGGACTATATGTTCCACTCATAATAAGCCGAATACATATATAAATGGAATTTTATATTAAATACATAGGTGACCCAAATTACAACGCGACGCAGTTACAAAATAACGGTGAGATCGAGCAGTTAATTACTCAAATTGAAACCACCTTATTTACTAGAAAAACTGAAGTCTTGGGTTCTCCAGGGTTTGGTTGTAATCTTGAGGATTTAGTTTACTCATTAAATCAAAATGAGTTTAATATTAAACAAGAAATTACAAATCAAATAAGAACTTATTGCCCACTTGCTACAAAATATAGGGTTGCAACTAATGTAAAATTCTTTAAAGGTACTGTGAGAGATATTGCTTATATTGATATTACAATTGACAGTAAATATCTAGTACAAATAAACCTAAGATAAAAGAGATAAATAATAAATGGCACAACTAAAATTTTTAGAGACAGTTAGAAATAACGCAGCAGCAATTAAAGCTGATACAAGAACCTACATAAGTAGAGTTTACAAAAGGGCTAATACTCTTTTTACAGAAGCTTCTCCTTTTGCTCAAATTATTTCTGTATTCTCAGAGCTATATGAACTTATCATGTTTTATATTGAGGATGCTGTGGTTGAACAAAACATATATACTGCGCAACAAGCAGAATCTATATATGGTATGTCGAGACTAACAGGCCACGATGCAACAAGAGGTTTTGCTTCAACTGGTGAGATTCAATTTAGATGGAAGCCAGGAGCTGACCTAGGTAAGATTGCAGGTACTGGATTAAATATAGATGCAAGAGCTGAGTTAAAATGTGAATTAAATAATTTAACTTATACTTTATTATCTTCAAACGATAGATACCGATTAGAAAAATCTTCTATGAACATGGTTAAGTGTGGTATTATTCAAGGTAAATATGAAAGACAAACATTAACTGGTACTGGTGAAAAGCTACAATCTTTTAATGTACAAACAAAGAAATTATCAGATCACTCTAAAGTTAGTGTTTCTGTAAACGGTGAAAAATGGACTAAACATGTTTCATTATATGACTTATTAAATAAAGAAAAAGGTTATTTATTAAAAACAGGTATCTCCGGAGGTATTGATGTTTATTTTGGTAATGATGCATTTGGTGCAATACCGCCACTAGGATCTACTATTGAAGTAGAATATGTAAACCATGATGGTGCAATGGGTAACATTGATGATGGTAGAGATATTACTTTTAAATGGGATGCAGAGGGAACTGATTCTTTAGGAGGCGAACATGACCTAAATGAGTTCTTAGATATTACATGTACTTCATCTCCAAAAATGGGAGCAGAAAGAGAGTCTACTGACTTTACAAAAATCATGACACCTCTTGCTTCAAAATCTTTTGTTTTAGCGACTCCAGATAATTACGAATACTTCTTATCAAGATATGGATTATTCTCGTACATAGATGCTTACAATACTACTTCGGATGAGTACTTAGATGATGATAACGTAATCTATATTTTTGCGATTCCGGATGTAAAAAAGAAATTAATTTCAGGTCAAGATTACTTCTCTATCCCAGAGAATGAAATGTTCTTTGACCAAAATGAATATGATAAAATGGGACAAGTAATTCAGGATAGTGGCCAGCAAATGGTTACGACTGAAGTTGTATTTGTAAAACCTCAGGTTAGAAAATATAGTATGGATATTAATATTAGATATTTTTCAGGGTTTAACAAAGAAGAGATTTTTAATGATGTCAGAGCAAAGGTAAGTGATTACATGTTAAATGTAACAAGAAGAGATAAACTGCCTAAATCTGA